GTCACCAACATAGGTTTCTCTCTCGGGTTTTCTTGCCATTGCTACCTCCATGCCCCTCCGAAGAGGGGCTTTAGTGTTATGCCGTGAACGGGTTGACCGGCACAGTTGTCAGGTTGTAATAGGTCTCAGTGATACCGGCAGCGTCGAGCGCCGTGGTGCCTGGAGTAAAGGTGTGGGTCGAGTCCGTTACGATCTTGACCGCACCAATCGGGCACTTTCCGGCAGCAGCGGGAGGAATATACAATGCATCGTCTCCGCCTGTTGCCACTTCGGTTCCTTTAACGCTCGTAACGGTCCCGTCTGCATCGATCTGAATCAGATACATACAGGTGGTCGAAACGGCCTGAACAGCGGCGGCGGTCAACGGACAAACGGCGGCTGCATCGTCCTTGTAATAGTCAACGCCGTCTATGCAATAGGTAAGACCAAGGCTGTCTTTCCCCACGATTGCCGGCCCAGTTTTTGCCCCGTCACCGATGGCAAGCCCTGCGTTTCCCTTGCAAAAAGTTCCGCCTCGCGGATCGTCATTCAAATTCATTTCTTACCTCATGCGATAGTGGTTAATGCAGCGGGTGCGGCTGCGGTGATTGCGGTTGGGACACTGGCGGGACCAACAAGAGAAAGATACGTGTCTGTTGCCGTGCCAGCGTCAAGGGCGGTCGTACCGCCTACGAAGGTTGCGCCGGTTGTGCCGACTGCCAGCCATCCTATGAGTGTTTTGCCAGCAGGAACAGCAATGGCGCTTAACAGCACATACGTTGCAGCAACGCCAGCTGCATCATTTCCGGCAGCGTCCGCCGTCTTGGCGCTGGTGGTGATGGTTCCGGCTGAGTCGATGTAAAATGCCCACCCAGCCGTCTTGCCGTCTGCAACCGTGCCGACCAAGGCTGAACAGTCAGCGATGGCCTTAACCTTCAGTGATCCGTTGGCAAGGTACGCAAAGGCGGAAGCGCATTGCGCGGTAAGTTTCGCCCCGCCGGCGATTGCCAGACCACATGAAGAGAGGGTCATGTTTTTCTGTCTGGTGATGGTCGCCGTTACATCGGTAACGAGTTTGACCACCTCATCTCGGATTGCCGTCATGTCCGCAAGCTGTGTCTCCAGAACCTTTCTCAGTTCTGCGGCATCGCTCTTGTTGGCAAGACTGGCAAGTCTCTGTTTGATACTCTGCGACATATTGGTTCTCCTTGGGGGCTATGCGCCCCCGTTATTTTACAGAGCGGTAACGCCAGTTTCGATACAAACCATGCGATTTTCGTTAAGCCGAACCGCGTTGTACCAGAAGTCCGCACCAACAAATCCGAACATACCGGATGGGTTGGAGTGGCTTTTCTGGCTCGGCGGCAAGTAGGTTGGAGAGATAGAGGTCTTGCCATGTCCCTTCAGGGATACGTGCCCCCATGCCTCTTCAGCCATAACCGTGACAGGGTAAACATCAACCGCTGCGCCGGCCGCAGACAGCATTCCGTTCAATGTTGCTGATCCAGCCGCCAAAAACGGTTTGAGCAAAGGAGAGTTAATAAAGCGGAACTCTTCACAGGCGCCAAACTCGCGCGGATGAATCGGCTTTACGGCAGAACCGTACTTCGTAACCGGGACAAACCCAGGCAGATCCCGAATGTCAGAGTTGACATCAGTGTGATGGAACACAGGATATGCCGGCTCTACTGCCTCGGTATCGAAATTGGGACCAGGCGCAACTTTTGTGGTTACTTTTTTAGCGTAATTCGACTCCAGGGTTCTTGCCGCCTGCCGAAGAACACCAAGGGTAATGGCGGTATTGACGCCGGCCCTGGTAGTACCGTTGCTGTAATCTCTGGTGGTGCCAGCCTTTACCTCGCCATACGCGACAAGCTCGGCAATCTCGGCAATAACCTCGCCGGTCTGCTTGATCATATGGTCAGGAATGTCGTCCTCGTACATCAATGCTGCTTTTGAGGTCAGTTTGAACAGGACTGCATACTGTTTCAAGGTGACACTGACATCGGTATAGTCGATGGTATAACTATCCGGGGTCACCCCTTCAGTCGTCTCGAAAGAGGATGGGGTAATCTGCGCGGTCTCGTTGGCCGCTGAATTGAACGGTTTTACCCGACGGAAAACGATTGTGTCGGTCTTGTTGAGGGGTTGCTGCTCCTGTACACCAAAAGCTCCCAATACCTGCGGGGCCTCGGCGTGAGACAACATCTTCATTTCGGCGCGAATCAGGTTCCGACTCGCTTTGGTGCTATAGGTCTGCTGTGCCATTATTGTTTACCTCTTGTTGAATATCTGCTTGGCGACATAGGCCCGATATTCATCGTCGGTCATATCGTCTTCAGATTTTGTTTTTATTGGTTTTCCTGACTTCCTGTTGTCTGCTGCTGCTGAGTTAAGGCGGCGCTCGCGCTCTGCTGCAATATCCGAGACGGATTTTTTTGAGGATCGGTGTTCCTTGAACTTGTCAATCAGGTCAATAGCATCATCCGCTGACCAGCTATTTGCCTTCGCTGCTTCCTGCGGTGGCAATTGGCTGAGGAATGTATGGTATTCATCCGTCTTGACAATCTCGCGCCAGTCCTTGTGCGCTCGGTCAACCATGCGGATCTCGACCTTTTTAGTGATTTCATCCAGTTTGGATTCAAAATCTTCTTTGACCTTTCCGACGTCCGGAATCCTGCCTTCGATCTCAGCAATCTTACTGGTGATCTCGTTTATCAGGGCTTTCCGTATCGGTTCGACCAAATCAGGGTCGTAATCGTCCAAGGACTTCCACGCCTCGGTTGACTCCAGCGCTTTGACTGCTTCTTTCTCGGCGGTTTTTTCCACAGGCTTTGTGACCTCGTGGATTCTGCGCTCCATTCCACCGACCCTCGATTCTGCCTGTTTGAGCCGGTTGTTGATAACATCAAGGTCACTGATCCGAGATTGGAGAGATTCAAGCGTCTGTCTCAGGGCGGGATTCACCCCGGCCCAAGCATCAACGACTTCTTCTTTCTCTTCGACAACCTCATTTTCAACCTGATCGTCAACGGTGGCCTCGCCGCCATACACTTCACGCGCCACTTCTTCCCTCATCAATCTTTCTTCTTCTGGCATCTCATTCATCGTCTTCTCCCCCGGCACCATCGGTGGCGGCGTTGTATTTGAGGCGGTTGTCCCGGCTCGTTAAAATATTGGGTAAATTTGCCAGTCTCTTGAGGGCTCGAATCTCCCCTCTGAGAGCGGCGGTTTTCTCAACATCCAGGCTGGCGTCATTCTTCTTCCGGGCGGTTTTGATTTCGGAAAGCGCCCAGTCTTTGATGAACAGCCATGTCCCGGACATCTCGTTCAGTTCTTTGTCGTCGTTGTCACCACAGATCAGCGGTTCGGGTTCCTGCTCAATCACCGGAGGCACCGGGGAGCGGAAAAGCCAGGCAAGAAGATCTTTAATGAGTGCCCATTTCATTGCTATTCAGCGTCCTTGTACGAAACAATAGAGGACCAGCACTCGTGGCAGAATTCATAAAAAGACATCGTCCCATCTGGTAATGGTTCATCGATCTTCTCCATGCCTTCAGCCTTGCAATTCGGGCATGTTTTTACTGCTACCCTGATTCTCTTTGGTAATTCACCCATAACTTCTCCCTGTATGTTCATCGCTGATATGCCTGGCCGGCTGGAGCCTTCCCCGCCGGTTCCGTTGGAGGCTTAACAACCTGCGGAACTGCCGCTTTCTTGTCGGTCAGTTCTCGCTGAAGATTCATACCGGCAGACCCGAGGGCAAGCTGCACCTTCAACTCTTCGATGTTCATGTTTCTCTTCTCGGCAAACTCCATCATCTTCGCCTGCAATTCCATTTCCTTCATGGCTCGGTCGTGCTGGCGCTCAAGGTCGGCTTGCTGCGCCTTGAACTCAAGTTCGGCCATGTCGGATTGCTGCACCAGTTGGGCTTTCTGCATCTCACCTTCGACCCGAACCTGTGCCACCTCAAGCGCAGGATTGACCTGCTGCGGTTGCTGCTGTGCGGCCTGGTCTGCTGCCTGCATTGCTGCATCGTCTTTCAGGATGTTCAGGCGCCGGGATGAATAGAATTGCTCAATTGCTTTGTCCCAGTCTGTTTTCCGGTTGATATCCGGGTCCGCCTTGAGACTGAAGACCTGGAGGAGTAATTGAGCTTGCTGGTCCTTCTCGTACAAGACTTTCACCCCGCGCGGATCAACGTCATAGTCACCCTTAATCTCCGGGTTCTTGCCGTACTGCATGTTCCAGTCGTAGTACATCCGCAAGTGAGGCCTGGTTACGCAGTCGTCGTATCTCTTGATTCGGTTCCGAAGTGAGACGTTGGCAGAATCGACAACGATGTTCGTTGCACCAAGGGTCTCGGGGATCTCCTGCATCTCGCCGCTGAAAATAGTTGGGATGGAAGTTTCGAGGTCTGCGAAGCGGAGAGCGAGTTCAATTATTCTCTGAAGAGGCTCTTGCTGGTTGGTGATCTGGAACTGAGCAAAGCACTTCCGCACATCGTCAATCTCGGTGGCACCGTCTGGAACCCATAGCCTTTTCCCGCCGATCTCCCATTTCTGGTCCATCGGCTCCAGGCCCATAATCGCAATCTGTGTGCCGGATGAGTCCCCGGCGTTGTCCATGCTGGCCCGCCAAGCGGCATCGATAACCCTTTGGGTCCACATCATGATATACGGAATGCCTATCCCCCACGGCTCGTCGCTGACCCTTGTCCATTGAAAGAACACATAGGGAAGGTCACCGGTATCCAGGGTATTCAACTTGGCCTTTACAGGGCGGTCGTTGATATAGACGACACAGGCGGAAACGCTCTTTTCGTTGGGGCATTCACAACCAAGAAGCGCCAGGTCTTCTGCGCTCACATCGCCGTGGTATTCCCATATCTCATACAACCCGCCGCGATTGAGATGATCAGCGTGAGTGCGGTAGGAATTTGACCTGTTGTCGGTCGCTACACTGGTCCTGACTGGCGCTTCTTCGAGGACTTTCCGCAACTGGTCTTCATTGTAGTCAGGCAGGCCGATAAGGTCGCGAACCTCACGTGGTCGGATAACATCCTTTTCCCACACGTAAGAAGCTCGCCTTATGTCATCTCGACAGTCAGGTGAAGGGTAGACATTCCAAGGATCGAGTGACTTGCTGGCCGGCTGGTTGTTTTCTGAGGTTTTGAGTTGGTGGATAACCATCTCTTTGCCGGTTGCAGGGTCGATATCACGCAGTGGTTCCCATTTTCGCTTGGTGGATTTTACGACAGACGGACCCTTAAGGATGCCGGTCCCAAGTTTCACCGCCTTGGCAATCATATCCCGGCACTCGCCGTTGTAATCACACTCGGTGAGTTGGTCGTCAACCTCGCGCTCCATCAAAGACATGGCCTTTTCTGCCCTGGTCCGCATATCCTGGGCAACATCCGCCATCTTCGCAGGTTGCCCTGATTTATCGGTGATGGGCATCCCTTCTTGCATGGCCGGCCGCTCGTCGTCCTGCATCGCCTCCATTTCAGGGTTCGGCGTGATCTTCAGCGCCCAGTTCCGATCATCGACCGGGAGCATGGTGTCTGAGAATCTGCCCTCGGCAGTCTCACATCTGCCCCGGATGATGTTCATCGTCACCCTGGAGCGCTTCGGGCCTTTCGTCTTGACCACGGCCTCACCAGACACGTAATCCATGAATGTCGGATCAGTCTCGCCGCTGGCGTAGTCGTACAGCTTCTCAGACAGCCTCCACCGGCGCTCAACTCCACAAGCGGCCCGAAACTCGATTGCCTCTGCCCGGGTTTTGAGGTTGGCCTCGGCAAAGGCGTCAAGTTTGGCCTGGAAGATTTCCCGCTGCTCTTGCTCGTCGGCTATGACTTCGGTTTCGTCTTCCACATCAGTATCCTATTGCTTCGTCGAGGGGGGCATAGCCCTGAATGGCTCGTTTTACCTTCTTCTTTACAGCCACAATCTCGCCAAATAGATCAGTGATTGCCCAAATAAGAGCATCTGCCCTATTAGGAGAATCTGGCCCCATGTATCCGTTGGTGGTGAATGCGGCCAGCTCGTCTTCGAGGTCGCGGAAATACCCCACGTGCCTGATTCTGCCCTGCTCATACAGAGCGGCGGCAGGCTCGGCCCTGACCATTTTGCCCCTGGTGGCAGTGACTGACCGATATGGGGTGCGCGGTCGGCTGGTCTGAATGACATGCTCAACCATCGCCCCGCCGAAATTGATCTCACCAACTATGGTGTTTGCTTTGAACCGGTCAAAAGCATCTGTGGCTATTCTTCCCCAAGTTGCCGGACCTGCCTTGCAGGTAAGATCAGCCAAGAGGTACCCATTTCCATCTGTCCCCAGCCCTGCGGCAATAATCCCGATTGCATCATTGTCGGCGTTATCAACGTCACCGGACCCGGAGGGATCGACAGCAATAACGATTCTGACCATTTCGGGAACGTCTTCAGAAGATATCAGCCGCCATTTGTCGATGTTCGTCTCATCAAACAGGCTGTTCTGTGTGGCCTCGGCAAACTCTCCTTCAAGAAACCGTTTTCTAAGCCTCGATCCAAGCCCTTGAAGAGTTTGCAGGTAGCCGGCAGAAAGGTTTTGCTCGTTGTCCTGGGGATTGATTTTGAAATACGAATAGTCTTCCGGATTGGAGAGCGTCTGCTTTGTATCGAGGTCCATTTTCAGCACGAATAGCCGATATGACCAATGCGCCTTACTGGGTGGATTACAGTCGTAATACATCCTAGGCTGCAATGGAGTCGGCTTTTGTCCTGTGATCAACTGGTCAACCTGCTGCGCCAGGCGGGTGACAACGATGTCCCTGGAAGATTGGGGAATCTGCGAGCACTCGTTGAGATAGATGGTCACAAACTCCATACCGAGTATCTTCTCTGACCGCTCCTTGTCGTCTAGGCCGCCGAACCATATCTGTGATCCGTTGTCTAGCTGGCAGTACCAATCTGTTTTGTCTATCCGATATTGGATATTCGGGAAGCACAGTTTCATCACCTTTGGAAAGGTGTCGAGCACTACCGAGTTTTTAACGTGGTTGAACCTGAAGCGGAGAATTGCATGGCGTGATTCAGGGGCCTTGATTGCCCTCATGATAACCGCACGGCAAAGGAGGAATGTCTTGCCCGACCTGGAGCCACCAAAAAGCATGATATGGGTCGAATCCCCCGCAAGGACTTGCATTGCTTCATGCTGTCTCTGTGTAAGGGAGAAGGTCATATCTTCGCATCCAGGGGGGAAATGGTGAGATTGAATTGCGGAGTGCTCTGTGTGTTGTCCTTCTCGTAAAGCCCCTTGTGCTTGAACAGGCTGTCGATGGAGTTGTTCTTGTTCCAGAGTTTTAACTCGACAATGTCTTCCTCGGTCTCGTCATCTGGTGATCGCCTCACCCTTGAAACTTTGACGCTCGACACAACCGCCGCGACTTCATCCGGCATATCTACTGGATTGATCAGCCGGCCATCTTCGGTGAAGAGTTTGCGAAAATCGAATAGGGCTATTCTGGACTGTTCAAGGAGTAGGCGTTCGGCGCTGATGTCGAATTTATCCAGCACTCTTTCCTGTAATTCCTTGACCCTTTGGGAAACCTTTGGATTTGTTAATAATATTGATGATTCTCGATATACTGAATTGTCTTTCCACTTCAACGACTTAGGGTATGCTGTGCGATAAGCGCCTGCTGAGTTACCAGTCAGCACGTATTCTTGTGCGAATTTTTCCTGGTTTATGGTCAGTTTCCGCTCCATTTTCGCCTTTTCAGCCAATTTCTTCCCTTGCGAGTTATGTATTGATTTTATTGCACATCCGCTTTTGGTGGTCTCGCAAATCACCGGGGTTATACTTTCCCTTGCCTAACAGTTCTCACTTATGGAGGAAAATGTCACTTGCTAGGGTCCCTCCCGAAAATAAGGGTAAATGCCCCATGCAATTCGCCAAAATCTTCGATATCCCACGCTATGTCCGGCTCTCGACTAATTAGAAAATTTTTCAAATCTTGGAGGGCTTTGTCTTCCTTGGAGCCGTCAGCAGGACTCGAACCCACAACACCCAGGGTACAGGCCTGGTGTTCTTCCGTTGAACTATGACGGCTGGATTTCACTCTCACCCCTGCTCATTAAGCCAAGCCTGCCCGACCATCTCGTAGCACATCTGCGGAGTGATGGCGCCGGACTCGATATCATCCTGCGCTACAGCCACACCCTCACGCATCCCTGGTATCGACAGGAGAAAGACTTTCTCGCCGGTCTTCAGTT